GCCACGATGGGCGGGTATTTCGGCAAAGAAACGCTAAAAAGCGTCCTTGCTATTGTAAAGAACTATCGTCGTGTGATACTGACCTTTGACAATGACGATGGTGGGCGCCAATTTACGCAGCGACTGGGAATGATATTGTTCTCGCATAAAGTTCCATTCGTAGTAGCTGATATTCCGCAAAAGTACAAAGACATCAGCGATTACTACGCAGACGGTAACGAGATAAAAGATTTAGATTTGCAAGACGGAATCGAATATCTCGCAAAATCAATTGATAGCAAAGACGAATTCAAAGCATTTGCTTACAAAGCCGCTCGGTTGATGGAGCGAGCTGAACTCGCTGAGCTGTTCGCTAATGTCGCCAAGCTGGAGAAGTTTTCTTCTGTATGGCTGAAAGAGGTACAATCCGCCTGTTTCAAGGCACCGCCGGAGCATATCGTTGTTTCGGAAATCCTCAAAGCGCATAAGCTGCTTTATGTGCCAAATGTCGGCTTTTATGAGTATGTTCCACAGGGCAAGTGGACACTTCTCAGTGATGAAGTGATCCATGGGTACATCTCTGATACGCTCGGCGTGTTCACCCAGGGCGGCAAGCTGGAGCCCATAAAAAAACTGATGCGCCCGGAAGTACTGACTACGCAGGAGTTTGACCGTAAGCCGGTTGTTAATTTTATCAATGGCACGTTGGAGCTTGAAACGGGCAATTTTAGAGAACACTCAGAAGATGATTACTGCTCTATTCAGTTGCCATATCCGTATCTTCCGGATGCTAAGTGTCCGAGGTGGACGCAGTTTATTGAGGAAGTAACGGACAATGACCCGAAGCGGCAGGAGAACCTGCAATTTATCGCTGGCTATGTGCTGTTCAGCGATTGCCGACATGAAAAACTGTTTGTACTTACCGGCGAAGGGAGCAACGGCAAGACGGTTTTTACCAAGATACTTGAACAACTTTTCGGTTCGGAGAACGTGACGCACATCACCCCGCAGGGCGTAACCGAGGCGTTTGAGCGGATACATCTGCGGACATCGCTGCTGAACATCGCCGGGGAAATTAAGAGTGATCTGTCGGCAACAGAAGAAATGCTTAAACAGATTGCGTCCGGTGAGAGTATACAAGCATGCTATAAGGGCAAGGACTTTATAAAGTTCAAGCCACGCGCAAAGATGATTTTCTGTTGCAACGGGCAGTTACGGTCAAGCGACACGTCGGACGGGCTTGCAAGACGGTTAATGATTATCGACTTCCCGTGCAAGTTTGTGGATTTCCCGGATAAAAGCGACCCGCTCCAGAAGGAAAAAGACATCATGCTCTATGACAAGCTGCTTGCTGAGTTGCCGGGTATTTTTAATTGGGCTTATCAAGGGTACAAAGATTTGTTGCTCTTTGGTGGGTTCACCGAAACAGACGAGCATCAGGCATTGATGAAAGCATTCAGGCAGGCGTCAAATCCGATTGAGTGCTTTGTTGATGATCTGATGGACAACCCGCCGGATAGTATTTTACGTGCCGATGTTTATACGCAGTACCGCATATGGTGTGATGATAATGGACACAGGCCGTTATCGTCTACAAAGTTTTATTCGGAGTTTACGCGCTGTACAAAAAAGATGTTTGTGCCGTTTGAGCGTTCTATTTGGACAACAACAGGGCCACGAAAAGAAAGGGGGTTTAAGCTTGTTGAAACACACAAAAAAACCTAGTCAAAAGTGGTTGTGAGTTTTGACTAGGTCACTATTAAATGGAAGCGAGTTTTGACTATGAAACGCTAAACCTAGTCAAAAGTTGAAAAGTAGCTGACTATGTAAAAAAGCCTTTAAATAAGCGGAAAACCCTTGCATAGTCAACCTAGTCAAGTAGATACCATAACTTATCTATTCCTTTTAAACTATATTATTAACAATATAGAATTAAAAATATAAAGGCGTATGGCGGTTTTCTGGTTTGACTACACTACAGCGAAAAACGGAGGTAAAAATGATTAAATTTGATAGAGTAAAAGTTGTAAAAAACATCAGTGCTTTTATGCAATACCAACGCCGAGCTGGGTATGGATTCTTCCAAACAGACATAACACGCGAGACCGGCATACCGCAGTACCAGCTTTCCAACTACGAACACGGCAAGTCGATTCCAAGTCTACCGGCCATCATAGCACTAGCGGATATGTTTGATGTGAGCATTGACTATCTGGTGGGGCGGTGTCAGAACCGGGAAGCGCACAAGACAATTAAAGTGACAAAGTATAGGGAGGATTGAATGGACAAACACTTAATCGAAACAGAGAAATGGCTTTCTGAATACACCATCATCGAAAAGCGCATCAATGCTCTACTCCAGCAATCCCAGCGCCTGCACTTGAAAGAACTAGCTTTGAAGCTAGGTCCGAAAGGCGACAAGAACATGGCGGTTGATACGGAAAAGGTGCGGGTGGACGGAGGACACAGGCCGGTGCCGTGGGTGATTGACTTTGAAAAGCTCTATCTGAAGCTTAAGGAAATCTCGGACGAAATAACCGATCAGATACTTGCGTGTGAACACGAACTGGCCGACAGGCGAATGGTTGTAGGCAGGGCTGACTTGACAAACGAAGAGCGGTTATACATAGAGCAGCGGTATTTTCTGGGGATGTCGGTTAAGGAGATGGAGCGAAATGGATGCGGGGAAACACGACTTAAACAGATAAAGCGGTCGGCACTTGAGAAGATAGCAACCGTGCGCGGCAAAGTGACGCAAAAAGCCGCAAAGTGCCTGTAAATGACGCTTGATTAAAAAACTTGACATGATATAGTATAACTGTAGAAATGTATCTACAAGATGTAGCTGTTCCGAAAGGAGCGGCTTTTTTGTTTGGTGGTTATTATGACCGAAAAGCTAACACGTAAACAATTCGCCAAATCAATCTGCCGAGATTGTATTTGGCTCCGCAAAGTAGACCAACTGCATTATTTTTGCCCGTTTCGTGTTTGTTTTCGGGAGATGGAATACGATTACGCCGAGAAAATCAAAAAGGGAATAATGCGCCATAGCTAAAGAGTTTGCCTTTTGTTTGGATGGAGATACAAGGAGATGCCGGACAACAAACATTATCAGAGCGGTAAGCATCGCCGTTGGCGTGAGAAGGTGCTGCGCAGAGATAAGTACCTGTGCACTGAATGTCTGAGATATGGACGCAAGACACCTGCGACACATGCGCACCATATCAAGCCGGTTGGGACGCATCCGGAATTGGCATATGATCTCGACAACGGACGCTCGCTCTGTGGCGCGTGCCACAATAAGCTGGAACCGCGGGTCTAACTGTGATCCCCCCCGTTGATGAAAAAATTCTCGCGGGGGGTGCGAACCGGCGGGGGGAATCTTTTCCCTCTCTGGCGTGAATTTGAAAATTTTAAGGAGGCGAGAGCATGCCGAGAAAGCGGTCGATGCGCTTGGTCGTGCGAGACGACATGATCTCGCTCGGCGTCTATAAACCGGAGTTTGATCCGATAATACGGATATATTGTCAACTACGCGAACAGTACGACATCCTGACAAAGAGATTTGAGGAATCGGATTACGACTTTGCGGAGGAAACGCAGACAGGCACCAAAAAAGCACCCATCGTGACCACGCTCGAGTCGCTGCGAAAGGATATCCTGGCATATGCTGCACAGCTCGGGCTTACAGTGCAGGGCCTGCAAAAGATCAACCCTGCAGAGTTAAAACCACAGAAGAAAAAGAACGGGCTCGAAGCGGCACTGGATAAGCTGGGAAGATGAAAGGCAAATACGCCGACGAGGTATTGGCATATGCGCGAGGCGTTGTTGACGGCTCCATCGTAGCGGAGCATTACCGGGTGCAAGCGTGTAAGCGGTTTCTCGACGACATTGAATCGGGCAAATGGGATATCAGGACGAAGGACGCTGATTTTGTAATCGGCATTATCGAAACGACGTTCAAGCACAGGCAGGGTGAACGCCTGGACGGAACACCGCTGCGGGGAACGCCGCTGATATTGGAGCCGTGGCAGAAGTTTTGCATATACGGTATGCTGATATTTTTCAAAAAAGGAACGAACGAACGCCGCATCAAAGAGGCGTTCATTTTTGTTCCGAGAAAAAACGGCAAAACGCTGTTTGTCGCTGCGTTAGCCTGGGCGCTCGCGATACTGCAGCGCGCCAGCGCGTCAAAGGTCTACGTTGTGGCCTATGTGCTCAAACAGGCGATGGAGACCTACGATAGCTGGCAGTACAACCTGACATCGGTACTGTACGACAGCAAACAGGACGCCCAGGCTGACGGATGGCGGATCCTCGATAACAACATGCAGCACAGCATCTCGCACGACAACATCGGCGGCGGTGCGATACATCTTGAGGCGTTGGCGGGAAACCCGGATGCGCAGGACAGTTTTAACGCGAACATCGTCATTGCGGACGAGTTGGAAGTGTATAAATCGCCGGAGCAGTATAACAAGCTCAAGGATGCGACCAAAGCGTATACCAATAAGCTGGTGATCGGGATTACAACGGCAGGGGATAACATCACGGGCTTTTGTTATCAGCGATTGAAGTATTGCATGAAGGTGCTGGACGGTCTCGCAGAGGATGACCAGTATTTTATATTCATCTGCAAAGCGCCGGAGGACGAGAAAGGCAATGTTGATTTCCTGGACGAGAAAGTCCATCAGATGGCGAACCCGTCCTACGGCGTGACGATACGCCCAGCCGACATAATGAACGACGCGCAACAGGCGCTTAACGACCCGCAGCAGCGGAAGAATTTCCTGACGCGCAGCCTGAACGTATTTACATCGTCGATGAAAGCGTATTTTGACCTCAAGGAGTTCCAGCGATCCGATGCTGCTTGTGCGAAAGCACTGGGCATACCGGACAAACCGGACAACCCACGCGATCATAAGAAGTGGCTGGACGCTGCACTAAAGTATCTGGCCGGGCTGAAAATAAACTGGTACGGCGGCGCGGACTTGTCGAAGCTGCACGACCTCACGGCGGGTGCCCTGTACGGGTCGTACAAGGATATCGACATCATCGTGTCGCATTGCTGGTT